TCGCCGACCACCTCGCCCAAATCCTCGAAGACGACAGAATAGACCGCCGCACAAAAACCGGCGCCAAAGACCGCGGCGATTTGTCCGGGCTGCGAATACACAATCAACGCCTCGTCGCCGAAATCAAAAACTGCTCACGGCGGCCCGCGCTATCCGAATGGGTCACCGAAGCCCACACCGAAGCCGGAAACGACGACGCCCTCGCCGGCATCGTTGTCCATAAACGTCACGGTGTCGGTGATCCCGGCCAGCAATTCGTGACTATGACCGTCAATGATTTTTGCGCGCTGATTACCGGGGAACGCGCTAACGGGGATTTCGCATGATGAAACTACGGCACGCCGCCCGCTGGCTCACCCGCACCCACGCCACCCCAGCGCTGTGCGTCGCGTGCATCGCCGCCAGCATCCACCACCCCGCCGGCCCGCTACGCCGCCGCACCCGAGCCCGCGTCCACGGCCGCCCGATCTGCGAACGCCACACCCGAACCGACACCCGCCGACTACTGGGACGCACACCATGAAACGCAACCGCAAACGCGCCCAAGCCCGCGCCCACAAAGGCCCGCTCCACCACGCCCACAACCAACTCTGCGACGCCATCCAAGCGTTGACCGCACCCCAACCGGCAACCTGCCAAGGCCGAATCGCCTGGACCCCAAGCCGATACAACAGCCTGCGCGACGCCACCACCAGCCGCGCCCACGGCAGCACCACCGGCTCGAGCCGATCCCGGCTGCCCTGCTGGATCGACGCACTGAAACTGATCATCAAAATCGACACCCGCATCGCCGCGATGACCGAAACCCGCGCACCCACCCCGGCGCTGCTGCGCGGGCTGGCCCGCGCCCAGTGGCGGCCGCAAGACACCGAACTCATCACCACGATCGCCGCCGAGCTCGAGGGTTTCGCCCAAGCCATCGACGATTTGTTCGCGCCCAAGCCGGTGTATCTGCCCGACCCGTGCCCGCACTGCGGGCAAACGCACACCCACAAGCTCACCGATGATGGCCAGAAGATCCGCACCCCGGCGTTGGCCGTGAGCGTGGATCGCGGGGCTTGGTGTCAGGCTTGTCATGATCGGTTCGATCCTTGGTTCCTGGCCCGGCTACTTGACCGCCGACACGAAGGGATCTCGGCATGACCATCCGCGACGCGTTCACCTGCCAAATCTGCCGGGGCCGCTACGGCACCACCCGCCCAATTGACGACGGTCCCAGCATTTGTGGCCCGTGCTACCACCGGACCCTCAACACCGTCGCCAGCATCATCGGCCACGCCGAACACATCACCAACGACGCCAACGCACTACTCCCCGAAATCACACACCTGTGATTCCCCAGTGCTATCGTGACCATCGGGTAAACGAACGCGCCCAAAATCAGGTCAACATGACCACCACCATCGCCATCGCCGCAACCATCCTGGCAACCCTATTCGTGCATGTCTGGTGGGAAATGACCCACGACACCCAACCCCGACAATGACCCCGGTACTCATCGGCACCTACCGCAAACGGCAGCACATCGAAACGTGCCTACAGTCCGCCGACGCCCACCTACGCGGCGTGAGCGAGATCATCTTCATCGACGATAGCGGCGACCCCGAACATTCCGCCTGGCTCGCCCAGTACGGCAAAGTCGTCGAAACCGGCGCCCGCGGCTACACCACCGCCATGAAACACCTCTGCGCCGCCGCCGAAGGCCGACAATGCTTCATCCTCGAGGAAGACTTCACCTTCCTGACCGACGTGCATATCGATCAGCTCGCCGACATCCTTTATCACCGGCCCTACCTCGCCCAAGTCGCGCTGCTACGCGGCCCGCACTTCCCGATCGAACACCAACACGGCGGCGTCATCGAAGCCCTCAAAGCCAAAGGCCACCAGTTCTGCGACGTTGCCGGTGTCATCGAACACACCGCCACGTTCACCGCCAACCCGTCACTGTGGCGCGCGCACGTGTTCGCGCTGGGCTGGCCGACCGCGCAATGGTCCGAGGAAGTCAAAGGCCGCCAACTGGTCGCCGCCGGGTACCGGTTCGGTTATCTACCCGGGATCCGCGTCGAACACCACGGAACACGCGATGGCCACGGGTATTAACGCGACAGTCGCCATCCCGTGGCGGCCCACACCCGACCGGCTGCCCGCCCACAAACGGATCCGCGGATTCTGGAAACACGCCGGCATCCCCGTCATCGAAGCCGACTCCCTGCCCGGCCAACCGTTCAACCTCTGCGAAGCCCGCAACAACGCCGTCCGCAAAATCCGCACCCCCATCATCATCGTCGCCGACGCCGACACCCTCCCCGACCTCGGCGCCCTGCACCAAGCCATCAACATGCTGCGGCCCGGCGAAGTCATCTGGCCCTACCACACCTACCGCCACATACCCCCCGACTGGGTCACCAAACCCGACCTGCTCGCCGCACCACCCGACCGCACCTACCACCACAGCGTCGGCGGGATCTTCCTCACCCACCGCGGCACCTACTGGGCGTTGGGCGGCATGGACGAACACTTCACCGGCTGGGGATTTGATGACAACGCCTTCCACGCCGCCGCCACCACCCTCGCCAAAGTGCGGCGCCTACCCGGCACCGTGTTCAGCTTCAACCACCCCGCCGACCGCGACACCACCGACACCAACCCCAACAAGGCACGGTTCTCGCTTTATCAGTTCGCCACCAACAAACCCGCCGTCATGACCCAACTCATCACCCACTAGGAAAACCCCCTCAGATGGCCGCTACCGCCCGCAAAGCCCCCGCCGGTACAACCACCCCAACCAAGCCGCGAACACCCACCCACACCGCCGTCATCGTCGCGCACCCCACCCGCAGACGCTGGGCCGACCAACTCAGCGACCAACTCGGCGCCCACATCACCATGGACCCCGGCCGCCTCGGCTGCACCCGCAACCACATCAACGCCTGGCACCACCACCACCAACACACCACCACCGAATGGGCCCTGGTGATCGAAGATGACGCCCTGCCGATACCCGATTTCACTGCTCAAACTGCTCTGGCGCTGGGCACCGCACCCACACCCATCGTGTCGCTCTACCTCGGCCGCCAACGCCCACCCCAACACCAGGCCTCCATCATGGCCGCTGTTAAGCACGCTACTGAGCATCACCACGCCTGGATCACCGCCAGCACCCTGTTCCACGCCGTCGCTGTCGCCATCCGAACTAGCCAAGTTCCAAACCTGGTTCGGTTCATCGACCACAATCCCTACTGCCACCTCGACATCGACGAAGCCATCACCGAATGGTGCCGACACCACAACCACCTAATCGGCTACACGCAACCGTCATTGGTCGACCACCGCGACACCGGCAGCATCGCCACCCACCGCGACGGCGCCACCCGCGAATCCGGACGCACCGCCTACAAAACCGGCACCCGCGACAACTGGGACACCCCCACCACCACCGCATGACCAGCCCACCAACCCTGACCACCGACCAAATCAACGAAGTCAAAGCCCGCGCCAACTACGACTGCCAACGCGTCTACGCCGGCTGCACCCACACCCCCGACCAAGTCGAACTCGTCTACTCTCAACACGACATGGAATACATCAAGCGTGACCCGGCGTGCCCCGATAACTGGTTTTCGGTGTGCAACAACTGCTTCAACATCGACGCAGGATCCTAGAAAGGGAATCCCACCATGACTGGTTGGACCGACGCCGCCCGCAAAGCATCCGCAGCCGCACGCGCAGCCCGCGCGAAAGGCAAGACACAGCACACGGCCAACGTCCAACAAGCCGCAGCCGCAGTACGCCAAAGCGGCTACCTATCCGAAGTCAAACGAGAACACGCAGAAAAAGCAGCCGCAAGAACATACCCCGCAGGCGTCAACCCCAACATGGGCTACGACGAATACATGAAAGCAACAGAAAAGGCGCGCGTAGCGAGGATGACGCCAGCCCAAAGAAAACTACACAAGCAACTCAAGCGAACGCGCGGCAAGTAGGAATGTCCCGCACCAAAGACCGCACCTACCTCCGCAACCGGCAAACCGCGTTCAACGCATCCGACACCTGTTGGATCTGCGGCCAATGGATCGACGACACACTTCCCTTCCCCGATCCCTGGTCGAAGTCGGCAGACCACCGAACCCCGGTCGCTCGCGGCGGCCACAACCACGGCCCGCTTGCCGTCGCGCACCTACGCTGCAACATGAGCCGAGGCGTCAAGCCGCCACCCACACGACACGGAAGGAACTGGTAGGCATGGCATGGAGCAAAGCAGCCCGCGACGCCGCCATCGCGGCACGCCGACGCAAAGCCAAAACCAAAGCAGCCTACGCCCAAGCCGCCAGACCATCACAACGCCTCGCACAACGCCAACCAACCACCGGCGGCGCATTCGGACGCGGCCCCATGACCGAACCGAAATACCCCAACAAATCAACAGGCCGCTAGGCAATGTCCCCGGACGCGCCAGCAAACCCTCCGCATAGGCCTCGGTGACCAATGTGTTTGAGGACGAGAGCCGCTGGACGACGATCAATTCACGGTTCGACCCAAGTCCATTCCCTGCGATGTTTGCCGAGATGATGGAGGAGTGGGTGGAGTCCTTTCCGCCCGACCATCCGGCACGGCTGTTGTACTACATGCTGCCTAAGCCTGGCTGATCCCCGCAGCAAATTGGGCGACCACGCCAGCAAACCCTCCGGATGGGCACCGTGGGGGAGGGCCCCGCAGCAAACCGGCCGGCCGCAGCCCAAGCATTGCGGCTATGCACACCCAGCCGAAAATCCGCAGGTCAGCGACGTGCTGCGTGGGCGGGTCAGCTAACCGCAGCTAACCCAACCGCACGCCAGCAAACACGACCGCGGTGCAGCAAAGGATCCAGCAAAGTGTCCCTAGTCGGCGTCGCTCAGACCGGCGACAAACGCGCCACCCTCGAGGCCCTGCGCGACCTGCTGGCCACCGCGATCGATGACACCGACTCGGGCCGCGACCTGGCCGCGCTGGCGCTGCGCTTCACCGACGTCCTCAACGAAATTGACAAGCTACCCACCAGCAAGGATGTAACCGCCGCCGATGAAATCGCCCAGCGTCGCGCTGCCCGCCGGCGTGCAAGTGCCGCGCGTAAGGCACGCGCCCAGCAACCCGCGCAGTAACAGCTACGACGACGTCGTGGAACTGATGGCCGCCTACGGCACCATCTATGACCCGTGGCAAGAGAACGTGTTTGAGGGCGGCCTGGGGGAGCGGTCGGATGGGACGTGGGCGGCCAAGACGGTCGGCGTGTCGTGCCCGCGGCAGAACGGGAAGGGCACGATTGAGGAAGGCCGCGCCTTGGGTGGGCTGCTCCTGTTCGGCGAGCGGTGCATCATCGCGTCGGCGCACGAAGTGCGGACGGCGCAGATCATGTTTCAGCGGATCAAAGCCTACTTTGAGAACTTCGATGACCTGCGGAAAAAGGTCGCCAACGTCGGTAACGCAGTTGCTCGGGAGTACATCCGGTTGCGGACCGGGCAAGAGATTCGGTTCGTGACGCGGTCGAAGTCGGCTATCCGCGGTTTCTCGGTGGATTGCTTGTTGCTGGATGAGGCCGAGATTTTAAGTGATCTGCAATGGGAGGCGATTCTTTACACGGTCAGTGCGCGGCCGGCGCATCAGATTTGGTTGTTCGGGACGCCGCCGGCTAATCCTGGTGAGGGTGTGGTGTTTGGTCGGTTCCGCACGATGGGGCTCGAGGGTAAGGATCACCGGTCGGCGTGGTTTGAGTGGTCGGCGCCACCGGATTGTGACTTGGATGATCCGGCGGCGTGGGCGGCGGCGAATCCGGCGTTGGGGCGGCGGATCACGCATGACACGATCGTCACCGAGCGGGCGGTCGCCTCGGATGAGGGGTTTGCGCGGGAGCGGCTCGGGATTTGGGCTTCGCTTGGTGTGCATCGGGTGATCAGCCCGGAGTCGTGGCGGGTTTGTGCTGCTCCTGGTCTTGTCGCTAATCAGGATGCGGAAGTGTGTTTTGCGATTGATGTTGCGCCGGATCGTAATTCGGCGTCGATTGGGGCGGCGTCGTGGACGTGTGAGGGTTTGCCGTATGTCGATGTGGTGGAGACTCGGCGCGGTGATCCCGACTGGGGTGTGGCGAAGATCCTGGGCATGTGTGAACGGCACAGTGTTCGGGCGGTGGTTGTTGATGGGGCTAGCCCGGCGTCGACGTTGGTGGATCCGTTGCGGCAGTGCGGGATTACGGTGACGGTGACGACGGCGCGGCACATGGTGGCGGCGTGCGGCGGTTTCTTTGACGCGGTGATGGACGGCTATCTGCGGCATTTGGATCAGCCGATATTGAACACGGCGTTGTCGGTGGCGCGGAAACGGTCGATCGGCGACACGGGGTGGGGCTGGTCGCGTAAGGATTCCGAGTCGGACATCACCCCGTTGACGACGGCGACGCTGGCGTTGTGGGGATTGACCAGCTCTGAGGTCGCTGAGCAGCCGCGACCGCGCACCGGGCGCGCGGTGTTTGTGTAAAGGGAAATCCGTTGACGAACGAAGTGCAGCACGTGTTCTTTGAGGGCAGCCCGAACTTGGGTACGTTCACGCTGGCCCTTGATGCGGTGGTGAGTGCGCCGATTGTGGCCGACCCGACGACGGACGAATTGACGGCCGGGCTCGAGGGGATGGCGAATATCGGGCCGGGCAATGTGTTCGTGACTAAGCCGGTCACCTGGAGTTACCACATCGAGTTCATTGCCGAGCTGGGGCATCAGCCGATGTCGTTGCTGGTGGCCGATGGTACCGAGTTGAATCGCGGTACGGTGTCGGTTGAGGTTTTGACTGCGGGTGCCCCGGTGCCGGGTGTGCCGCCGGGCGGCAACTCGGCGAATTATTTTCTGGTGACCGGGTTTTGGGTGTCGGTGGAGTCGGCTGCCGCGGACAGCGCGGCGAATGCGTTGATGGTGGAGCCGATCGCGGCGGAAGTGACGTTTTATCCGCGGCTGGCTGACGGTACGTCGATTCAGGTTCCGCAGTTGGTGTGGCCGGACAGCAGTGTGCATGATACGGCGGTGGTGTTGGCGCCGGTGTCGGCGCAGATCGTTGCCGGTCAGCTTTGCACGATCAATGCTGATGCGACGCCTGGTGTGCAGTTGTTGTGCAATGCGCCGACGTTGGGCTTGTCGGAGCCGCTGATTTATGACGTGGATTTCCCGAGTGTCACGTATAACGCTGGGACGCAAGCTCTTTCAGGGTTCGGGTTTGAGGCGCCGCAGGATTCGACGCCGGTGTGTCTGTCGGATCCTGGGTTGGCGCGGTTGGAGTATTTAGGCCCGATACCGGGAGGTAGATGAGGCATGGACGCTAAGAAAAAGGGTTTCGTGGCGAACACGAAGGCGCCGGCGGGTTCGTATGCGGTGACGAAAAAGGTTGGCGGCAAAACGATTAAAAGCTACCCAACCGACACAATCGCACGAGCCCGTAACGCATTGTCCCGTGTCGGTCAGCACGGCACCGCGGCGGACAAAGGCAAGGTTTACGCCAAAGTGAAATCGGAGTATCCGGCGCTGGCGAAACGTTCCACCGTCATCAAAACACCGAAGCCAAAAGGCAAGGGCCGCAAGTAAACTCATGCTCGACCAGGACGACATCCGGCAACTGTTCGGCGACATGTGGACGTTGGCGCAAACCGAACGGCTGTGGCTGGACCGCATCTACGGCTACGTCACCGGGGTGTTGGGGAAACCGGAAGTGCCTGACGGTTCACCAAACGAAATCGTTGATCTGGCAAGGCTTTCCATCAAAAACGTGTTGGGTTTGGTGCGGGACAGCTTCACCCAGAACTTGTCGGTGGTCGGCTATCACACGGCGCTGGCGCAGGAGAACGGGCCGGCGTGGGCGATCTGGCAGCGTAACCGGATGGACGCCCGCCAGGCCGAGGTCTACCGCCCGGCGATCACCTACGGCGCGTCGTATGTGATCGTCACCGAGGATCCCGACAACCCCGGCCAAAGTGTGTGGCGGTGCAAGTCGCCGCGGCAACTGCTGGCGGTCTACGAAGACCCGTCGATTGATCTGTGGCCGACGTACGCGATGGAAGTGTGGGTCGATCAGGGTGAGGCTAAAGCGAAGTGGGTCGGCCGGTTCTATGACGACGAGTACGTGTACCCGCTGCAACTGGGTGGGCTGGAGGTGTTGCCGATCGACCAGTACGCCACCCCGATCATGCGGACGGCCACGATCCAACAGTTCGGGGATCCGATCCGCCATGGGGCGGCGAACACGCCGATCGTGCGGTTCGTCAACGCGCGGGATGCCGATGACATGATCGTCGGGGAGATCGCGCCGCTGATCCGCGCGCAGCAGGCGATCAACTGCGTCAACTTCGACCGGATCCTGGTGTCGCGGTTTGGGGCGTTCCCGCAGAAGGTGATTACCGGCTGGTCGGCGTCGCCGAACGAAGTGTTGGAGGCCAGCGCGAAACGGGTGTGGGCGTTCAACGACGACACCGTGCAAACCCACTCGTTTCCGCCGGCGGCGTTGGATCAATACAACGGTGTCCTCGAGGAGATGACTGAGGCGTTGGCGTTGGCGGCGCAGATCAGCCCCAGTCAGATCACCGGGAAATTGGTCAACGTTTCCGCCGAAGCCCTGGCGGCCGCCGAGGCGAACCAGCAGCGCAAGCTAACCGCCAAGCGGGATGGGTTCGGGGAATCATGGGAGCAGGTTTTCCGGCTGGCGTCCGACATCGAAGGCGACCCGGTGAGTGCCGCGGATACCGCGAGCGAAGTTGTGTGGCGGGACACCGAGGCACGGGCGTTCGGCGCGATTGTGGACGGCATCACGAAGCTGGCGGCGGCGGGGATCCCGATTGAGGAGCTGATCGACATGTTGCCGGGCGTGTCTCAGCAGCAGGTCGCTTCGATCAAAGCGGCTATTCGGATGGGTCAGGTTAATGAGCTGATCGCGGCGCTGAACCAGCAGCCGGCGGCGGCGCCGGCCGGCCCACCCGAAAATGTTCCCGGCGCCGCCGCCCCAACCGGGCCGTCGCCGGCGAACATGCCCGCCACCACCGCGATGCGTAACGCCCAGGTGGTTGGCTAGTCATGCCCACGGCCGGGCAGGTCGCCAACTTCCAAGGTCTGCTGGGGCGGATAGCACGCCACGCCGGCGCCGCGGTCGCCGCCATGTTCGCTACCGGCGACGTCCACAACTATCCGAAGATCGTCGACCCCTACCTGGCGGCGTCGGCGCAAGTGTCGGCGGCCTGGTATCACAGCCTGGCCCCTGAAATCCCGTTCGCCGCCGAGCCCGGCCCGCTGCCACCACCAGAAGCCCTGCTCAACAACGTGGACTACGCGATGACGACCGCAGAGCCCGCGCACACCCTGCAAGGCTCCACCGACCGGCATGTGTTTGAAACCAGCGGCCTGACGGTCGCGCACAACGCCGACCGCGAAGGCGTGAAATATGCGCGCTACGCGTCGGCGAACGCGTGCGCGTTCTGCCGGATACTGGCTACTCGCAAAGCGGTGTACACGTCGGAGGCCGCCGCGACCCGCGTGGGAGGTGGTCGGGGCGGTCACCCCCGCGGGTCGCGCGCCATCGGATCGTCCTACCACGACAACTGCCATTGCATCGCCGTACCCGTGCGGCCGGGCGACGACTACCACCCACCCGACTACGTCGACCAATGGCAACAAGACTATGAAGCCGCCCGCCGCGACTCCGACGTCCACACCTTCGACGACATCGTCAACCACATGCGCCGCACCCAGTACGCCCGCGACACGTCACCGTTCAAAGGGCTAAGCCAAGAGCCAACGCCGTCCGGCTGGCTAAGCCAAGAGCCAACGCCGTCCGGCTGGCTAAGCTAAGAATCGCCGTCCGCGCGTTAAGCCAACGCTAAAACCCTTGCGGCTAAACAGGGTTTTCGCCCGACAGGGCGCTAAACACGGACCGCCCGACAGGGCGCTAAACAAGGAAACCACATGTCCGAACCAACCACGACCGAAACCGTCGAAACGACAGGCGAACCGTCGCCCGAGTTCGAGCCGATCACCTCGCAAGAGGATTTCGACAGACGAACGAAGGCCCGCGTCGCCCGCGCGACAGCGAAATTCGCCGACTACGACCAGCACAAAGCAGCCGCCGCCGAGCTCGCCGCCCTCAAAGCTGCGAACCTCACCGAAGGCGAACGGCAATCTGAACGGATCCGCGCACTGGAAACCGAACTGCAAAACGAACGCCACGCCAACCTACGGCGCGACGTCGCCTACACCAAAGGCGTCCCAGCAGAACGGATTTCGGGCAGCACCCGCGAGGAGTTGGAACAGTCAGCCGATGAACTGTTGGCGTTCGTCGCCGAACGGGCGCAACCCATCAAACCCACTAGACCGGCCGCCGGGCTGCGATCCGGCGCGTCAAACACCGATTCGCGGATGGACCCCAAAGAGCGGGCCGCCGCCGCGCTGCGCCAATGGCGCAGCGGATAAAATTTGAGAGGAATCACCAATGGCCGACATTTCGCGGGCCGAAGTCGCAACCCTGATCGAAGACGCATACTCACACGTCCTACTTGACGCCGCGGTATCGACGTCGGTTGTCCTGCAATCATTCCCGATCGTCAACATGGGAACGAAGATCACCCACCTACCCGTGCTGGCGACACTGCCCGCTGCTGGGTGGGTGACCGAGGTCATGGATACCACCGGCGTTAAACCGACCGCCGATGTCACCTGGGTCGATCGCACGCTGGTCGCCGAGGAAATCGCCGTCATCATCCCGGTACACGAGAACGTCCTCGAGGACGCCACCGTGGACATCCTCACCGAGATCACCACCCGCGGCGGGGAAGCCATCGGCGAAGTCCTCGACCTGGCCGTGCTGTTCGGGACGAATAAGCCCGCGTCGTGGGTGTCGGCGGATCTGCATTCGGCGGCGGTGTCGGCCAGTCAGACCACCCCGGCTAACACCCCGGCGATCGCGGCCAGCAGCAAAGACATCGTCGGCGCCGTGAACACCGCATCCCGGCAGTTGGCGTCGGCCGGGCTGGTGCCTGACACGCTGATCGCGCCGCTGACGTTCCGCTATGACGTGGAACAGATCCGCGACACGATGGGTCAGCCGATTTTCCGCAACGAACAATTCGCCGGCTACAACACGAATCTGGTGAAGAACGCGTCGTGGAACACCAACACCGTGCTGTTCGTCGCGGACAGCCGCCGGATCCGGATCGGTGTGCGCCAGGACATCCAAGTGAAAATCTTGGATCAGGCCACGCTCGGCACGGTGAACCTGGCCGAACGCGACATGGTGGCCGTGCGGATGAAGGCCCGCTACGCCTACGTGCTGGGGATTTCGGCGACCCGGCTGAACGCCACCGCCACCCCGGTTTCGGCTGTGGTGCCCTCAGGTAGCTGACCGTGGCGTTCGCCCGCGATGCAGATGTCGAAGCCGCCCTCGGGCGGCCCTTGGGCGGCCTCGACGTCTCATTCCTGCTGGAAACCGCGACGGATCTGATCCTCGGCTACCTCAACACCGACATATCTGGTGTGCCGGATCCGTTGCCGCCGCTGCTGACCCGAGTTTGTGCGGAGATGGTCGCCAACGTCATCAACCGGCCGCAGTCACCGCCGGATCCCACCGACGACGCCTACACCCTCGGGCCGTACGCCTACCATGTGGGACCGTCGTCGGTGGGTCCGTGGCTGAATTCGTCGCAGATGAACCGGCTGTCGATTTACCGCCAAATCGGTTGGGTGATCGAATGTGTGTCGGAAATCGTCGGCACCGATGTTGCACCGGACATTTCGGCGACGTTCGACCCCTACGCCGGCACCGATCTGCAATCCACCGGGAACGCGCAGGATGCCCCATGATTCTGCTGCGGATCGACGACGACGACGAACCGGCGATCTCGTTTGATGACGCCACCCGGCTATCCACCGACGAACACAACAACCTGGTGGTCTGGGGCGGCAGCGACGGCGAGGAGCTGCTCTACGTCTGCGCCGCCTCACGGTGGATCGACGCCACCGTCAGCACCGACACAGGAGGATAAACCGATGGCAGATAGCAGCGCGGTGCCCGGCAGCGTGCGGCTGGAATGGGTGTACACCGCGCTAGCGTCGGTGCGTAACAACGGGCCCGTGGTCGCGTTGTGTGAATCGCTCGGCGCGAAATATCTCGCCGCCGCCAACGCCACCCTCACCCGGCCGGGCTACATGATGGGATCCCACACCGGGCCCGGTGTCTACAACCGGCACATCGTCAACATCTACACCGCATCTGCTGAAGCCAAGGCGTCCAACGCCCGCAACCAAACCCTGGCGAAGCTACTCGGATGACGTGGGAAGTTCCGAAGCCGGCAGTCAAGACGGCGATCGCGGTGTTGCGCGCGACGCTGGATCCGGCGGTGGGCGTCGCCACAGTGAAGCCCCGCGTGTGGCCGCGACTGTTCGTGATGATAACCAGATCCGGCGGCGGCCTGACCTTCCCCAACACCGACACCGCGCGGCTCCTGGTGGAATGCTGGGCCGACAGTGACGCCGCCTGCGAAGCCCTGACCAACGAATGCCGCGCCGCCCTACGCAACACGCAGGGCGTGACTATCGACGGCGTATTCCTCCGCGGCTTCGACAACGAACAAGGCCCCGTGCAACTACCCGACCCCGACGTCCCCGACCACCGGCGCTGGCAGTTCCAAGGCGACCTCATGGTGTCGACGTCCTAACTGAATACCGCAACTCCAACTGAATATCGCAGCACAACTAGAGAGGTAACGAAAATGGCTGACTCGAAACTCATTTGGGCGGCAACCCGACCAGAAGACGGCGCAGTGGTCTTCCGCGCCCCACTAGGCACAGTGCTGCCCGTCATGGCAGACGCACCCTGGGACGCCCTGCCGCCCGCATGGGCCGACCACGGATGGGTCGGCGACGACGGCATCACCAACGGCGTCAAACGCGACACCACCGACCACCAGGCGTTCGGCGGCGACATCGTCAAAACCACGCAAAACAAATACACCGAAACCCTGAAACTGACATGCTTCGAAACCAGCCCGACGACACTGGAATCGGTCTACGGCCCCACGAACGTCAGCGTGGACACCAGCAGCGGGCACCGGCAAGTCACCGTCGACCACTCGAGTCTTCCGCTGACCCGCAACGCGTGGCTGGCCCGCTGCATCGAAGGCGCAAAAACCAAACTGATCCGCGTGGAAGAGGGCCAGGTCATCACCGTCGACGACATTGTGCACGTCAACAAAGATTTGATGAAATACACGTTGACGATCCAGTGCTACAAACCGGACGCGCAAACCGATGCGGTGAGTGAGCTGATCGATGAGCCCGACGTCACTGCCGGCACCTGAACGTCGCCGCCATGCTCGAGATACCGGCAGCCGATGACCCGCGCGTAACTGTCGCCATGACCGTCGCCCTCAAAGGCGGTAAAACGCTGACCCTGTCCATGCCCCGGTTCGACTTCATGGACGAACCAACACATCGGGACATGACCGCCGAACTGGAGAAGATCGACGCCGACGAAACCCTGACCCCCCGAGAACGCGCCAGGGCGACAACCCTGGTGATGCTGAAACCGTTTGTCGGGGCGCAGGATTACAAACGGTGCGAGTCCCTCGTCGTCGGGCAGCTCGCCATGATTCGTGACCATTGGTTCGCCCAGTCGAACATCACCCTGGGGGAATATCTGGCCTCCGCGCCATCCTCGACGGCGACTACGGAGGCGCCCTCGGATACGACCTCAACACCAGAGGATGGACCCGACGCGACCTCGGCCGCCGGCTGAGTTGGCCCGAGCTGGCCAACTTCATTCGCTGGCTACCACCCACCGCCGACAGCGCCTACTTCCGCGCCCAGCATCCGAAATCGTGGTGGTGGACACCACACACCGACATGCTGACGCTGATCCTGCAAGCCGTCCAGGGCGGCAACTGGCAGCGCGGCGGCGGCAAAGGCAAACCCCCCGAGGCGATTACGCGGCCGTCTGACACCCCCATCACGGTGACAACGGCCGAACAGTTAGCCGCCCGCCGGGCGGCGCAAAATGCCGAGTTGGCGCGGCGGCGAAAAGCTAAGCAGCAGAAAGGGAGCTAACCCACCATGGCCGGCGGCGTGAAATTAGCGACCGGGTATATCCAGATCACCGCGGAGACCAGTCAGGTTCCGCAGCAGATCAAGGACGCCCTCAACCAGGCAGGTCAGCAGGCGGCCAAGCCCGCTGGGCAGCAGATGGGCCGCGACATCGCCCAGGGCATCAACGACGGGATGCGATCCATCCCGTCGGGCGGCGGCTCGAATCAGTCGGTGATCTCGGATGTGATTCAGGGCAAGCCGGTCAGCGGCAATGTCCGCGCGCAGGGGACGAAGGTCGGCAAGGAGCTCGGCACCGGGATTCAGCAGGGTGTTGACCAAGCCTGGGGCACGGCTAAGGGCGGCCTCGGCAAGTCCATCCAGCAGAGCATTGACCCGAAGAAGACCGGCACCCAAATCGGCAAAGATATGGGCACCGCCATCCAGCAGAGCGTTAACGAAAGCTGGGGTAAGGGCGGCCCCGGCGGCGGCCTGGGCAGTCAAGCCGGGAAACAGATCGGCAAAGACATCGGCGCAGGCGTCAACGAGGGCCTCGACCAGTCGCTGAAAGATGACAGCCCGATCAAGATCATCAAAGACGCGGCCAAGGATTTCGGCAAAGAACTCACCGCGGATTTGAAAGCGGGCGATGTTGCAGCGGCGTTTGACCGGGTCGGTACTGTCGCGGAAAACGCGACCACCATGATCAACAACCTCGGGCACGCCGTCGGGATCAACCTCGATGGCGTCGAGCATTTCGGCGTCAACGTGGCACACACGCTGGACAACCTAGGCGGCAGTATCCAGCCCGTGGTCACCAGCCTTAAAAGCGCGGCGGACCATGTTCGGGCCGCGTTGTCCGGTGATGTGGCAACCCGCTTCGGCGCCGTGGCCACTGCGCTGCGGGATCTCGACCCAATTGCTCAGCGCCTAGGAGTGCATCTAGGGGGGGCCGCCGACACCATCCAACGGGTCGCCGACACCGCGCAACAAGTCCGCGACGCCAAAGACACGCTGTTGGCGGTTACCGGCGGCGCGACGGTGGCCAGCGCGCTGGCCAGGCTGGCTCCCGCCGCTGAAGTCGTGGCACCAACGATCGCCGGCAACTGGATCGCTAATCAGATCGCGCCGCATCTGCCCACCGTTTCCGGTCAGCCGATGCAGCAGCGTCCCTGGTGGTGGGCTATCCAGCAGGGTTTCCAATTCCCCGTTGAACAGTGGAACAACCTGATGACGTCCATTTTCGGGGCGCCAAGCGACGGATACGGCCCCGCGGTCCCCGCGCCGCCTGCTGGGCCAGCGAGCCGCGAACGAATGGCGCAAATGTTGCTAGGTGACGGGGAGGAACCACAGCCGGTTAAACCGATACCAGGCGAAGGGCCTGCTGCGGTCATTCAGCAGACCATTACCGCCCCGCCTCCCAAGGTGGTCGAAGTGGCCGCGCCAGCGGCTGGCGCCGCCCAAATCGGGCATGCCAGCGAACAAATCCAATCGGCGTCGATCTCGGTCGGGTCGGCCAGCATCAGCGGCGTGTCGGCGCCCTCGACGTCGCCTGCGCCCGCCGCGGCAGGCGGCCCCAGCCCCAGCAGTGCCAGCAAGCCGAAGTCGTGGATGGACATGCTGCCCCACAAGGAGGGCGGCCCGATCCTCGACGACGAACAAAACGCGCAACTACACAAGGGTGAGCTAGTGGTGCCCGCCGACGTCGTCAAAGACGCGGGCGGCCCCGAAGCCATCAAAGGCCAGCTCACCCAGGCCCTGGCACCACCCACCGGCGGCGGCGACCAAGCTAGCGACAAAAACATCACCGACATCATCGACGCCGCCCGCACCGCCGGGTTCATCCCGACCGGGGCAGGATCCAAATCCGTTGCCGGGACATCGTTCGTCGCCGGGCTGCTGAACCTGGGCAACGAGGCGGTCGGCGGGCTGATCGACACCGGCGCCGCCGCGGCGCAAACCGCCCTGTCGATGGCCGCCACCGCCGGCACGTTCGGCGCCGGTGGCCAAGCCGCCGGGGCGCTCGGCGGAATCGGGATCCAGCTCGCCGCCAGCGAAGGCAAACGCGCCGCCTCCTATGGCTTCCAAATGGCGTCCATCCTCGCCGACAGTGTGATTGATCAGGTGTTCGGGCCGTTCGGCGGGCCGCCCCGCTGGCTGGGCTACGACTACACCCAGTTCGTGCCGCACATCAACATCGGTGCCATCGGCACCACCACCGTCGAAAAAGCCATGCAAGCCGCTCAGGGTAAGCCCGGCGCGGCACCCGGCGGCCCGGTCACGCCAGAGCACATGGGCGGTGAGCAGCCGGTCGGGCCGCCGGTCCCCAAGTTCGGCACCCCCCCAGCGCAACAGTCCCTCGGCGGCGCCGGACCACAAGGCCAACCCGCGCCCGAAGGCGCAGCACCGCCACCGCCGCCGGACACCGGCGCACCACCACCCGGCCCGCCACCCGAATCAGTCGCCGCGCCAGGCGCGCTACCCGGCCCCGGCCCAGCCACCGGCTTCGACCTCCACAACCTCCTCGGCTTCGACGAAGGCGGCTGGCTCCCACCAGGCATCGGACCCGTCAACACCACCGGCCGCCCCGAACTCGTCCTATCCCCACAACAACTCGACGACATGCAAACCAGCACCCGCGGCAACCCCTGGCGCGGCGGAGATACCTACCACATCACCACCATTGACGCCGAAGGTGTCGGCCGCGAAATCGACAAACGCAAACGACTGGCAATGATGCAATACGCGGGACGCCCCTAAATGACCGACCCCGGTATCGTCGCCATCCGAATCGTCCGCGGCGGCACCACCTTCCACGTCCACGGCGACCAAGCCGGCGCCGAAGGTGTCTGGCTGGCCGCCGGGCAAGTCGACGGCATCTACGACGCCCCCGTCAAAACCACCTGGAAAACCGGCGCATTCCAAGAAGGATCATGGCAGAAGTACAACAAATGGCTGCACCGCGACATGTCGCTCGGCTTCCACATCCGCGACACCTTCACCGAATACGAACTCAACGAATCCCTGTTCCGCCAGATTTTCGACTACCAGCTCGACCCGTGGGAAGACCCCCCCACCCTGACCACCATGGAAGTCGAAACCACCCTGTCCGGCGTGCGGAAACTTGACCTGCTGCTATATGAGGCGCCGGTGTTTCAATCCGACCTAGACCCGCTGACGCAGCAATACGGCAACCTAATCCTGAAAGTCCGTGCGGGCCAACCGTTCTGGTATCAAGACGATCTGGTGACATCGTTCACCGACACCGCTGCTTCGTCGACGGGCTGGGTTTATGCGTCCAACCCGACCGACTGTATCGCGTATCAGAAGTGGATCCTCACGCGTGGGACGTGGACATTGCCCGACTATCAATGGGTCGGTGGCCGCGGGGTGCGGCAGCCCGGCGGCGCGGACGGCACCCGCTACGTGCAGAACATCATTGTCAGTGACACCAACGGCGGCGCGGTCGTCGACACCGATCGGCAAAACCTGATGTTCCGTGACGCCAACAACACCAACATCCTGGGCCAATTGGCTGGGCAGTTCTTTTTGTACACAATCCCGCCCTACACGCCGTCGACGACGCTGGAAGTGGTTTACAGTGCTGCGCCCGCCGGCGGCGCGATGGTGCAGTTGATTGTGCCGCAGCACTGGACGCGCCCGTGGGGCATGGAACTAGCCGGTGGCGGCTCGTGAGCGTCGACTACACGGCTCCGCTCGCCGATCAGTGCCAACAGATTTGGGACTTCACCCAGGAATGGCGGCGCGAGGAAATGGCGCTGCGTAAACAAATGCCGCTGGTTCGGTATTGGAACGCTGAAATGGCGCTGCAATTTTTGGGTGGGCAAGAGTATCGGGCGTCGTTCACCTGGATCAGCAACGACACCGGGCCCGGCCAGGTTGAGATGCCGTTTAACACCCCTCTCGCGCAATGGATCCACGACGAAGACGGCCGCATCAGCCGCGGCGAAGGCCGCAACATCGTCATCACCGTCGACTACTGCGGGGCCCGCTGGTCGGGGCTGCTGGACAAATTCGCCGTCGAACAAAGAGAGGATGGTGATGTCGCCCTAGTTGTGGATTTCATGCACGATTACGAAGCCCTGAAATGGTATTCGGTATGGAGTAACCCATTCCTGCCGGCCGCGTTCCAGTTCCCGCGGGCGTTCATCATCGCCGGCCCCGTCGACTGGGCCCTGAAAATGTGCCTGATGGTCAACGTCGCCCGCGAACACAACCCGATCATCACCTGGCCCGATGACCCCCTCGACTTCAACCAGTGGTCAACCGACCTGGATATGTCGACCTGGCACATGGTGGTCGCGCCCGGCAGCTTCGCCAACGCAATGGCATCCGGTGTCGTGTGGGCCATCCCGATCAGCCGATGGGCCACCTGGCACGACATGGCACACCAACCCCTCGAGGACGCCGAAATGTCAGTCACCTGCACCCGATGGCTCACCGGCGACCCCGAACCATGGTCGGGCGCCAACCTACGCCACGGCACCCTAGTCATTGACATCGTCGACAAATCCGGTGTCCTCATCGGAACCAGCCACGGCGGCACCATCTTCGACGGCCTCGAGCGCACCGTCGTCCAATTCGCCGAAGACTTCATCGACTCCACCGAAGTCGTCCTCACCGACACCAGCGTCCCGCCCGAATACTACGAAGGCCAAACGAAACTCACCAAAAAAGAACTCCCCTACGTCATCTACCACGAAGGCGACAACTCCCCGATCCAAACGTCGGCGTGGATCAACAGCCCCGCCAAAGGCGTTCAAGTCAACGTCGGCGGACACAGCATGACCGGAGTCAACGAAGCGATCAGTGCCACCATCCAGGCTGCGTTTGACCTACTCGGCGGCCTGATCCTGCTATCTTCGCTGGGCAGCATCGTCGACACCATGCTCAAACCGCTCTACGAGGACACCGTCCTCGCCTGGTGGTCAGCCAAAAACGGTTCCCGCGCACAAAATTCCGGCTGGCAACGCCTGTTCGAGTACTTCCAGCAAGGGGCCAACAAGGCGTACACCATCGCCGCCCTGATGGTGCTACGCGCCGGCATGTGGTCAACCAAGACGACAGTGAGCTGGAAGGTGCAATGCCCAGACGGGCTGCCGTTCATGATCGGCGACCGCGGCCTGGGTCACTATTTCCTCGACGACCGCATCGGCCTCGTCCTAGCCGGTGACCATCGCATCCACATCGACCGGGCCCGGAAACTCGAATTGGCTTGGGACAACGACCAAAACCTCGGCGCAGAGTGGGCCATCACCGTCGGCGACGACCGGATCCTGCAAGACCCAGCACAGCGCGCGTGGGGGAAAATAGAGGCACTTGTCGCAGGTCTAAGGGATCTCGGGGTATATTGATACACTATCCTGCGCGGGATTACGATTCGGTGCATGACAAACAAACCCGAGCGCTGGCGCTCCATCGCAGGTTTTGAGAACTATCAAGTAAGCGATAGCGGCAGAGTGCGCAGCAAGGACCACACTGTCAGGAGTCACAGCGACAACCGACAACGCCGATTCAGAGGCCGCATCATCGTGCCATACATCCGCAATGGGTATCCATCCGTGGCACTGTCGCAGGGCGGTGTCGTCACCAAACTTTATGTACATCGTCTGGTGTTGCTGGCGTTTTGGGGTCAACCGTTGCCAGGTGAAGAGGCCTGTCACAACAACGGTGATCGCACCGATAATCGCCTAGAAAACCTCCGCTGGGACCGACACGGTTCCAACATGGATGACGCGGTTGCTCACGGCACGCATTGGGCACCTAATGCCAACAAGACCCATTGCAACCGGGGTCACCCGTTTGATGAAGTCAACACGATCATCCGGCCGGAGGGCCGTGGTTGTCGTGAATGCCGGCGGCTGATGGAACGCGCTCGCTATCACCGCCGCAAAAATTCCACCTAACAGGAAGCCCGTATGCCGCTTGAGTTGCCGCCTAAGTTTCCGCACGGTTTCCCGGTGCGCGAAAACTGTGACCCCGCAGACGCGTATCAGGCGTTTTTGTGGATGCTGGTGGCGTGGCCTGTCCCGCTGAACAACCCGTTACGTATCCCGCTGCCGTTCTGGCAGTTGCTGTCGAAACGGTTGTGGGACTTGGGTGTGCGTCCGGCCGCTGAGCCGGTGTTGGTTTATCAGCGCGATCCCGGTTCGCATGCGCTGTTCGCCGCGGGCCGGTTTTTGCCTGAGTCCAACCAGCCGCGCCCGTTCCCGCATGTTTTCCCGCTACGGGAGAATTGTGATCCCGGGAATCCGTATCACGTGTTTTTGTGGATGTTGGCTGGGCCGCCGGGTGTCTATGGCGGTCCGCTGCTGCTGGGTGTCGATGATTTGCAGATGGTGTCGAAACAGTTGTGGGACTTGGGTGCGCGGCCGGTTGAGGAGCCGTTGTTGCGGTATGTGCGGCCGACTGGGCGGGAAAATGATTGGCTGACGACGCCGGGCCGCTGGCTGTCTGTCGATGATGTCGCGCCGGGCGGTGTAACGTGACTGGGCCGGCGGGCGGCGGCGGCGGCACCCAGCCCGATCAATATGCGCCGTTCGGTCAAGTGGGCGAAGGTTTTTCGGCGTATTCACAGAAGACCTGGGCTGAATGGTTGGCCGAGCTGAAATCACCGCTCAGCGCCGTTCTGGGGCCGCTGGCCGACCTATGCACACTGATCGACACGTTGCCCATCGTGAAATCGTTGATGACGTTGGGCGCGAGTTTCGATCAGGGCAACACCGCGAACATTCTGCACGGGCTGCAACAGTTCACCAACGAACTGACGCAACTGGTGTGCGTCGTGGTGTCCGGTGCAGACACCGACGCGCAAGCGATCCTCGACGCCGCCAACGCCATCAACAACGCGGCGCAGGCCAACCCGTTCTACACCACCATCCTTGGCATCGGCCAGGCCGTCGCGGGCGCATCAGGCAACTATGTTGTGGACTTGATCAACGGCATCAACTACTGGCTGGGTGACCTGATTCATTTCCTCGGCAGCCCCGGCGGCTTGGGCACCGGGATTATTACCGGTGTCATTCCGGCGGTCAGTATCGCTGGCCTGGATGCCACCAAGATCGTTTCCGGCCAGTTCCCGCAAAACATGATCATCGGGCTGGAAGCCGCCCTCGCTGGCGTCGGTGACGTGACGCAGGTTCAAACCGATTTGCAGACCGTCATCGACGGCATCTATCAGGCGATGTTCGGTGGCACGTCGACCGGCAATCTGCCATCGTCGGTGAAGACGGCGCTGCTGAATATTCCTGGTGTGAACGTGGTTTCGCCGTTGCTGGCGTCGGTGATCCCCGGCCTCGATGCCACCAAGATCATCAGCGGCGTGTTCAACCAGGCGCAGATCCCGGCCCTGACTGGGACGTGGGGCAAAACGATCGCCGCGTCGTTGGTGTCGGGGGCGCTGGTCAACGCCACCCTGGCGGCCGCCGCGCTGACGGCGGGCGCTATCCCGGCGGGTGTGACGATCGCGGGATCGGCTTTGACTAGCGCGATCAGCGCCGCGAACGTGCCCGCACTGCCTGCTGGGTGGGGGAAAACCGTGGACGGCGCCCTGATCGCCGGCAATGTACTGTCCACCGCGGTGATTCCGCCGATCACCCCGCCCATGACCACCGGGCTCGCGTTGATCGACGACGTCACCAACGCCATCCAGGCGACCAGCATTGTCGGCAACACCGTCGCTCAGATGCAGTACGCGCTGGCCAACATGCCGCACGTCAACGTGCAGCCGCTGGTGGGCACCGCGGCCACCGACCTGGGCGGCTCCCTGCAGGCGCACATCGACGCGGGTGTTCAGGCCATCACCGGCAGCACCGCCGGCGGTAACCCGCTGAGCCTGTTCCAAACCGCGTTCGGGCAGTTCACTGACCACGTGGGCGTGGTCACCGTCAATCAGCCTTACGTACCTCCAGCGTCGGTGACCGCCGTGTCCCACGCCAACAACTCCTACATTCAGCAGCAATCCATCAACTACGAAATCGCGCACGCCGTCGACCCCACCTGCAACGGCCCGTTCGACCTGGCGACGATCGCGCTCGCCGCGCTGAGCACCGTCACAGTCGCCCAAGGCACCGCGGTGCAGTGTTTCGACCACATACCGTTCGGCGGCATCAAACAATCCATCCGCTGGCTGGGCAACCCATCCAGCGGGGCCAGCTTCACCGACTTCCGGGTCAACATCTATCAACTCGACACCACCACCGGTATCGAAACCCTGGTGTATGCATCGGAGAACATCGCCGCCGCCGTTTCTGCGTCCGGTACTCCAGTGTGGAAGGCCTACAACATTCCGTCCGGCGCGGTGCAAACCCTGTCGCTGGGAACCAGCGTCACCCCGCCGACCGGGCCGGGATTCCCCTACACCTTCCCGTTCCCTCTGGTCGCGGCCCGCTCGTTCACTCTGACGTTCAGCGGGCAGACCACCACCGCGATCCCCTACCCGCCGACGACGGTATCCATCCAGAACGCGCTGGCCGCCCTGTCGAATATCGGTACCGGCAAGGTGCTGGTCGCCGACAACGGTGGCGGCGATTTCTTTATCACGTTCGCCGGGACGATGGCGGCCACCACCCAGCCCCTGATCACCGTCGATTCCACGTTGCTGCCCAACACCACCCCCACCGTCGCAGACTTCATCGTCGCCACTCAGGGCAGTATGTTCGCCGCCGAGATCGTCGTCGTGGGCACCGGCAACTACAACATCGTCGGTATCACCAACAACTTGCCGGTACACACCACCGCGATCCCGGCCCGGTTCGGCGCCACCCGCGCTGTGGGATCGCTTGGGTTCACCTACGCCGCCGCCACTCCGTGGATTGGGCTGGCATCAACGACCAGCATCAGCGCGCCAGATACCCCGCCGCTGTATGTGCCGCCAACATTCAACCCGGTCTTGCTGGGCTGGGGATCGTCCACCGTGGTCCAAAACCCCGCCGTCACCTACCCGTTGGCCAATTATTTCGACGTGATC